AAAGTTTTTCTAACCCAATTAATGGCGTCACTGTCGACAACCCTATATCGTCTCTTAAATACAGTCGTCCTTGTAAGGTGGGCGCTAATAAACTTTCCTGAATCACTAGTCGTCGTGTTAATTGCCGCACGTCGCGGAGAAGATTTTTTTCCGCATTCGACAAATCTGCGGCAGACCGTTTATTATATAACGGCGAATATAAATCGCATTCTAATAGTTCAACATTCTTTTTTGCAAGAGTAGTACTAAGGTTATCCAGTGGCATATTATGCAAACATCAATTTATTAAATTGATCCAATAAAGAGGTAATTACTTCGCGTCTTGGCAACCGAATCGTCCGACGCACATCATTCTCTTCAAATTCTTGGTCGTAGTCCGTAATGAATCCGCGTTCTGACGCAGATAATTGATTGTATCGGTCTTCATTGATAAAATATCGCACGCCATCAATCACCTGATAATACTTCGTACCGGATAATCGAGTTTGCGTATTCGCACTTCGTGCGACTCCATCTAATGCGCCCGATGAGCTTTCATACTTTTTATTCATGTAATCGTAAAATTCGACATCGGACAACGGCCAGCTATACCAATCGCGGAGATTATTTGCCAGTAAAATAATCCACGCGTACTCTGACCGTCCATAATATTTTGCCGCTACCGTATCTGGACGGTCTTCCCCTCGAATCCAATAGGTTTCAAAAGGTTGTGTTTGAATCTCATCCGTCAAAGTATTGACTTTTGTTCGCACTGTCATATTTGGCACGGTTCTTGACACGACCCGTGGAACATTTTGTTCTATTTCCGTGAGTTCATATGGGATTCGAGGAAATCGTGTAAAGTATTGCATGGTTAAAACCGATAGGTAGTAGAAAATTGTGTCTCGGACGTAGTATCTGCTATTGTATTTAACGCTACCCCGGTATCAATGTAATTCCGCGTCAAAATAAAGGTTTCTTTGAAGGTCATCGAGACACTAATCTGTGTTGGGTATTGGTTTCCGTCCGCATCGGGAGCAAAAAACTTGGGCGTATCAAGTTCCCCCGAGTAGGATACTTTCATGTCCGTCAATACGGACGGCAGCAAAGTAAATGTAGATTTATTAACGGAGTAATAAATTTGCCATTCATAAGGAAATTGAAGATACGTGCCAAAATTTTTAACTCCCGCAATCTCAAATTCTTCAAATGCCGGTAACATAAAAAATTTAAACCGTTGGAGAATCAAGTCAATTGTTTTAGATTGTTGTAAGTTTCGTGGACTAAACTTATAAGTAAATGTATGTTCTCGAAACGGAACACTCTTAAACAACATTTCAGTAAAGGGATTCTCCACATTGTTAAATAACAAATCCAATGCGGGTTTCCCACTTGTCACCAATGAGTCCAACGCACCCGCTAATGCGTTTCTTACTAGAGCAGAACCAAATCCCAAGCCCGATGAAACTAATTCGCTCGCGCCTTGTCGAAGATTATCCTTTAACGTGTTGTACCCCGCTAAACTAACCTTTCCACCTAGCGCACTTTGAAGACCAGAAAGAACGGTGCCCCCAACCGCACCAAAGCTAGGCGTCTCATATGTTACTTGGTAATCCGTCGCAAGAGCGGACGTGGGAATTGGAAGCGCAATCGTCCACGACGGCGTAGGTAGTTTGGTTAACAAGGCCAATGTTGCGCCAGCAGAAGTTCCTGTGCTGACAAACCTGTCTCGTTTGTACGGCGAGAACAGGACATAAGGAATTCCCAAATCTGCTAACGACTCTGGAAAGCGAAGACTTGCAGAGCCGGCAACGTTATAATCAGTAATCGAATCTGCGGTCGTGTCGTAAAAATTAGTTGGTGGCATTGGCGTTAGTAAGTAAAAGAGAACCTACACTATATATGACCGTAGGTGAACCGTTGCCATCAGATACTCGAATGAACCGATTTTTCCCCAAACGACCCGAAAAATATGTGGGTAATGCTCAAAACATCATTTTTCGGAGTTCATGGGAACGTACTTTCATGGAATACTGTGACCGGAATCCGGATATTGTCCGGTGGGCGTCCGAAGAACTCGCGATTCCGTATTTCTTCAAAGGTGATAATAAATGGCATCGTTACTATCCCGACTTTCTCGTCCATATTAAAGACCAGCAGAATCAATTAAAAGTCTGGATGGTGGAGATTAAACCCTACGCACAAACCGTTTCCCCTCAAACAAAAACGTTCCGTAACCATCGACGTCAGTTACGGGAAACGATGGAATACGCAAAAAACCAATCAAAGTGGGAAGCCGCGAAAAAATTTTGTCAATCACATGGATGGACGTTCGTCGTCGTTACCGAGAAAGAACTATACCCTTCGCGTCGGTGACTAAATATAGTTATGCCAAGTACTCCACTTCCGTTCGATACCGAAGCGTTTTTTGAGCGAACCGCCCATTATGCAAGTGCGGGTCGTGGGCAGTTTACGTTGTTACGAGTACCGCATATTTTTAATCCCAATGCTCTAGACCCAAGCAACACTGGTATTATAAACCGTTTGAATGCACGACTAGTAACCCTCGATGTAGATAAATTGGGGGTTGCCTCAGAAATTCTTACTGAAGGATGGGCCGCGAAGTCTATTACCATCCCTCAAATGGGTCTGATGACACATCCTGCGTTTACCTATTCCGGTCCAACCAAAAGCATGGCGTACTTGCAAAATTTTGGAAATTTGGACGTGGAGTTCCTCATGATGGGCAAAACTCCACAGGAAGCGCAAAGTCTGTTATATTTCTTTAGTCGATGGCAAGAAAGCATCGCCGGTCCCAGAAAACAACTGACGGGAGGAGCTATCGTAGAACCAGACGGAGAGATTTCTACGTCCGATAGTATTCCGTTTGATGTCGAATATTATGATAATTATACCACTGAGGCTGAGATTTCTATTTTCTCGCCAAATGTTGGCAATACAACAGGTTCAGCGCCGTCTATTATTTCTGCGCGTCTAACAGAACTTTATCCGCTAACAATCAATCCTATTACGGTCAACTGGGATAACGGAGATACCATTCTCAGCATCATTGTTTCGTTTCATTTCTATTACATCAAAATATTGGGGTAACTTATCATGTCTTTGCCTATTCTTGAAACCTATGCGTTCCCGGTGACGTTGCCGTCTAACAGTGAATCCATCACGATTCGACCCTTTCTAGTAAAAGAAGAAAAGCTCTTGCTATTAGCTCAAGAGTCGGACGACCCCAACGAACAGATTGAAGCGGTTGCACAGGTCATACGCAATTGCACCCACGGAAAGGTCGACCCCCGGACTGCCCCGTACTTTGATATGGAGTACCTACTGGTACAGCTTCGGGCGCGAAGCGTCGGCGATAAAATTAGTCCTCAGTATATCTGCAACCAGAAACGATTAGTTGACGGCGTTGAACATGAATGTGGGCATCCCACCAAGGTAGAGATTAATCTATTTGATGTTGAAGTCAAAACGAATTTAAACAATGCTATCAATTCCATCATTGAATTGTCACCACGGTTTTCCTTATATCTGAAATTCCCTACGTTATACACCGTCAATAACTTACTAGCGGCAGAACTTACGAGCGGGGAAGAAAAGTCTCAGATTGATAAAACCGTAGACCGCATGATTGATGTATTCGACATTCTAGAAGATAAAGAATCACAGACGCTCTACCATTTCAAAGATTACACGGAAGATGAAAAAATTGCATTTTTGAATAGTCTCTCGCCAAAAGACTATGAAAAAATTATCGAATATATCAGTTCAATGCCTACGGTAACGTACACGACATCGTTTACCTGTGATGCGTGTAACTTTACCCATACCATTACTCTTTCGGGAATGTCGGATTTTTTAGACTAGGGTTTCAATATGATACGTTGAGTAATCATTACCAGACTACTTTTGTGTTGCTCCAAGAACACAAATGGTCTTGGCATGACATTCAACATATGGTTCCATTTGAGCGCGATATCTATATTATTTTATTGAAGCAGTGGATTGACCGTAAAAC